CGAGCTCTGGGGCTTCTGGAGATGATCCCAGAGCCGATACGGTCACAGATTGAGGCCCGTTGTGAGGCCCGCTATGCCCAGGCCCTGTCCAGGTGGAAGCTGCCAACACCTGCCGAAGAGATCTCAAGGGACATTGCAGAATGGAGCAAGAGGACAGGCAAGACGGAGGAAGAATTCTGGGAGCAGGGTGGCGAATTTTTGGAGATTGAGAAGATCGAGGTGGAGATGAGCGCTTATGCCCTGGCAAAAAAAAGGCTGAGGCAAGAGGCTCAAACAAAAGCTCTGCATAAGAAGGCGATGGAGGAGGAGCGCAAGGCCTCAGAGCCTAAGCCAGTAAGCAAGGCGCTGCAGAAGGGCCGAGAGATGGCTGCAGCACGCAAGAAGAAGAGGCTCGAGAGAGAGAAGAAGGCCATCGAGAAGCGCATGGCCAAGGCCGCCAAGGATGCTCAGAGGCCTGATTGCCCTGTCATCCCCCTCAATCCCTCTGCAGATGCTGATGACGCTTCCAGGCCCCCTTCTGATAATTCATAGCGCCGTTGTGTAGCATCTTGGCCGGATGGATGGCCTGGCCGCTTCTGAGCTTTTGCTGCATCCCGTCCCAGCCATAGAGAATGGCCCTCACTGTAAATTGTGGCGCATTGAAGAGCCTGGCATCAAAGCAGCTCAGATCCATGTGCCTGGCCAGAAGGTTGCGCACCATGTCCGTTGTGGCTGGCGTATCCAGAGGATCTGGCTGGGCCTGAGGACTGAGCTGAGGCCTGGGCTGCTCAGCTTGGCTTGGCTGCTTGGGCCCGGCTTGCGGCTTGGCATCAGCCAGAGGCTGCAAAGCAGGCTCTTCTGAATCTGGCTCAGGTGCCCGATCCTCAGGCCTCCATCCTGGCACCGTGGCCAGAAGCTTCAGCCCCGCTTGGCACATCTTAATCCCTGGCTGCCTCTTCCCCTCACGCCAGTGAGGAACATCTGAAGAAGCGGCTGCGCCGGACTCGCCTCTTTGAGGCTCCTCAGAAAGGGAAGAAGCGGGCCCATCAATCTTTGGAGTGTCCGGGGCAGGACTGGGCTGAGCAGGTGGCCGCTTACGCGGCGAAGAGACATCTTTTTTGAAATTTTTTGAGGAGGGATGTTCGGCGCACGCGCCTGGGGGAGAAGAAGAAGAGCTCGCCTGCTTCGCAGGCATTGCTGTTAAGTGAACGGACATCTCGAATTCGGCCTCTGAGGGTGCCTTCTGAGGCTCTTCAGAGGGGGCAGGGGGGCCACCGTGGCCCCCCCCCTGGACCGTCATCTGCCCCGCTTTTTGCCGTCGGCGCCGTCGGCCACCAGTGTCCGTGGCGCGTGTGCGGGCCAGATGATTCTTCTCCACTGGCCCATCCCAGTAGGACAGGATCACCCTGGGATTGTGGGGATCGTCATAGGCAAATCGGATGAGGCCGGCTTTCTTCCAGCCGCGCACGTACCGTTTGAGGCTGGTCTCTGGGACATTTCTGAGCAGCCTATTCCATTCACGCTTGGGCAGAGATCCAAGCACGCCGCCATGGCCCGGATTGCGCCTCAGCCAGCCGATGACGGGCACCAAGGCCATGCTCCGATTGGCTGCCTCAGTATTGCAGCGCTTGTCCAGGTCCCCTTTGCGGCCGAAGGTCTGATCGTGCATCTCACGGAAGAGATGGCCTGGCTTGCGATTATCTCTGGGATCTAGGGGCTTGGGCTGGGATGGGCCCAATGCCGCACCGCGGCTTGATTTTTGCCCTTGATGAGCAGATGCAGTAAGGTTATGGGCAATTGACGCGCACATGGCGCTCTTTTCTGTGGCTAATGGGGCCACGGCATTGGGACCCCAAGAGTGAGCAATCCTCTTGGGCGCGGCTTGATGATGGGCTGGTTACCCTCTCAAGCCTCGTGAGCATGGCTTCTTCCATGCTAAGCGTGATGCGTTGTTAATCGCCTTACCTGCCTGGAGGCAAGAGCCAATCTGTGGCCTGCCTCCAGGTTCGGGCCTTCCCCGCGATCCTTTCGGATCTTTGTGCCTCTGTGGATGACGAACTTGGGAGCAGCTGGCCGTCGATGTAGACTTGGGCCTCCCCTTGCAAGGAGCGTCCCATGGCCGATGAGCTGAAGACCACCGAATCCATTCTTGACCCCGCCACCCAGACCGATGCGCCTGCTCAGGATGCCCCTGAGGCCCAGCTCGAGCAGAGCACCCAGCTGGATGCCCCAGCGGCCACTGAGGCCACTGATGCGCCTGTAGCAGCTCCTGAGGAGGCCACCGAGGCCACCGATGCGCCTGTTGCAGCTCCTGAGGAAGCCACTGAAGAGGCACCTGTGGATGCCCCTGCTTTGGAGGCTGAGCAGAGCTCTGAGGCTCTCCCTTTGGATGCGTCTGCAGTTACCGATGCCTCCCCTGTATTAGAGGAGACCAGCGCCCAGGCCGATGCTACTGTCCCAAGTGAGGAGGCTTCGGAAGAGGCTCCTGCAGCTGAGGAGGCTCCTGCTCCTGAGGCCGCCACCGAAGAGGCCCCTGCTTCGGAAGAGGCTCCTGCTCTGGATGCCCCCGCACAGGATGAGGCCGCCACTGAGGAGCAGACGTCCCAGGGTGACAAGGGCTTAGGCGCCACCCATGCTGGCACGGACACCCCTGAGATCATGGTGAGCAATCCCTGTGACCCTGTGACCGGCAAGCCTTTGGACGGGGGGATGAAGCTTGCTTTGCCCCCTATCTACGGAGGTGGCGCTGTGCCAGCCGCGTCTCCCACAGGCCAAGTTATCCCAAGCCAAGACGATCAGAGCGCCGAAGGTGAGGAGGATGAGGACTGTGGCGGCATCACCAGCCCAGCCGATTTCGGCTTCATCTACGCCAGGCTCGATGCCCTCGAGAATGTTGTGGGGGAGATCCGCGCTGCCCTGGATGGCTATGAAGAGATTTGACCTGAAGGTTGATTGAATCTATACGCGCATGGGCCTAAGCCCTGGAAGCTCCCCAGCCCCTCCAGGGCTTAGGCCCATCCTTTGCACCTTGAAGGATGCCATGCTCCCCTACTCCAATGTCATCTTGACGCTGATTGCCTGCAGCGCTGGCATCTACATCAGTGAAAACAGCCCCCTGATGCCTGGCCCCAAGAGGGTGGCTCAGTGTCTGCTCATGGCCGCGGCCATCACAGCCATCATCACCAACCTGGCCCTTCTATGATCTCCCCTTTGAGGAGCGTGTCCCCACAGCTGAGGGTGCATCGGCCAAGCCTCGATGAGGCCTCAGATTATTTCTCCCAGCCTTTGCCCCGGCAAAATTTCAAGCGCACAGCCAGTGACTCGGTGGTAGCCTCTTTTGCTGCCTTTGAGAGGGGATCCCCCTTTGGCAGGCCCAATTCAGGCCACGTGCAGCTGCCCCAGCTGGAGCAGATTGAGCCAGAGGAGATTGCTCCCTCAAGAAGACGCTCCTCCACCCAGGCCCTGTGGCAGGGCATCAACAGAAGGCAAGGGCAGGCCACCCTGCAATGCTTGGGCGCGTGCCTGGTCGTTTGCGTCACCATCCCCCTGGGCTTCGTCTTAGGCCTTTACGTGGCCCTCAATCACCTGGACCCACCGCTACCTGGCAGGGGCTGAATCAGGCATCGAAGGCGGCCATGGCGGCCTCATGCTCTGCCTGGTGGTAGACATCCAGACACTCCTGCAGATCCTCACACAGCTTCAGCCACAGGGCATCCCGTTGTGGGCCCTCCAGGTGGAGCAGGACATGATCCAGGTATTCCTCAAAAGCTTCCAGGCCCATCAGGGCCCTGGCTACAGTGAGGGTGTGCTCATTGGCCACATAGGCCCTTGGGGGCAGTAGGTTGCGAAATTGCCTGAACATGGGGCTTTGGGGCTTGCGCCTGGGAGATGCCATCACTTGCCTCCCACAGGAGCGCCAGGCCTGAGCATTAGGGCAAGCCTTCGCGCCTCAGCTGCAGCCTGCTTTTTGATGAGGGCCAGATTTTGCCGTGTCTGATGATGTCGGATGAAAGCAGAGGCCAAAGACATAACAGGCTCCCCTCGATAAGGTCCTTCTGTAAGGGTAGCAGCCCCCAGGGATTTCGCCTGCTTTTTGCCATAGGTGCATGACGCAAAAAGCCATGCCCCCATAAGAAGGTCATGGTATCCTTCCCAAGAACGGAATCAAACTGCCTTAAGGGGCAGTGGAGGCTGCCCATGCGAAAACTTAACGTTGTGAAGGATACATTTCTGCCCAAGTGGGGCTTTACGCAAAAGTGTGTGATAGAGGCTTACCCCGTCATCAAGATGCTCTCCCACGATCGAACGGTCCACCAGCATTCTCTGTCTCTAAGAAATTATTTTGCCTATGGCGTTCTGGACCTGCCAGAGGCCGCTGTGGAGATGCATGAGGACTTGCTGGGCATGGTGATGGCCTGTGAGGAGCATGGCAAGATGGCTTTGGCCTCCTGGATTAAGGAGAGGGTGGAGCGTCTTAAGGCGGCTTATAGGTTTATGGAGATTTATGATGAGAAGGAGGATGAAAGCCATGAAGAATGACGTCAAATGCACACCCAAAGCTGGATTGAAACTTATCACTCAAAGAATGGACTTAGGCACCCAGGGTCAAGGGCATCCCAATGCTCAAGCCTTCTGCTTCTTCTATGTCGAAGATGGGCTGAAGCTGATGCGCCCTGTGGCGCTTAACCTGCAGGGGCTAGGCATAGAGGAGCAGAAGCAGACCGTCTTCTCTGCTCTGGTCAAAGAAGGCCTTGCCAAGAAGGGGGATACTCTTAGCGCGGCTGATGGTGTGTTTCTGCTTGCCTCAAAGAAGGGCGCTTGGGTGATGAGAGGGCGCGCTGAGGCCCGTCCCGTCATGCAACAGGACTTAGTGGATGATAACTGGCATGACCTTGCCCCCCGCTAAGCCTGCCCTCCCCCCAGACGCTCCTCAAGAGCCAAGGCCGCAAGGGCCACAGGATGAGTCTCCCCAGGTAGACGTCCTGCTTGAGGAGCATGGGGGAGCCTCCATGTACTTTGCCAAGACGCTCCATTTCAGCCACCAGACCCAAGACGATTGGTGGCATCAGTAAGGCCCGCCTTCAGCCAACGTTTGCCTTGCCCCTTTGTGCGTGCCAAATTTCGGCATGGCCAAGAAAATCAAGCAGCTCTCCTCCCTCACGCCCAATCCCAAGAATCCGCGCACCATCACGCCGTCAAAGCTACAGATGCTCCAAAGGTCTTTGGAAGCTTTCGGTGATCTGTCTGGCATTGTGGAGAATGAGACATCCAACGTGCTGATTGGAGGCCACCAGCGCCTTGAGGTGGCGCACGTCTTGGGCGCAAGCGAGATTGTGATTGAGAGAACTTATGAGCCACCCACCAAGGTGGGCACAACAGCTGAGGGCTATGTCATCCTCAATGGGGAGAGGCACGCCTATAGGCGCGTAAGATTCACCCCTGAGCAGGAGAGCGCCGCAAACATCGCAGCCAATCAGGGCGCTGGGCGCTTTGACATCCCCCTGTTGGCTGAGATGATGCGTGACCTTCGCAGCGTAGATTTCGATCTTGATTTGACCATGTTCGGTCCTGATGAGAGAGAGGGCCTCTTTGCCAAGACTTTTGGGGAAGAAGAGATCCAAGAAGAGCCAGAGCAAAAGAAGCAGAAGATGACCATGTGCCCCTCATGCGGCCATGAATTTTCGCCAGGGGATACCACGCAATGGTCTTGACCTGAGCGCTGCCCCATTGGCAGTCTTTCGATAAGGCTCTTTGATCCATATACAGATTAAGCCATCACCCAAAGGTTGCATGATGCCCAGAAAGCCACCCATCACAGGCCGCATTAAGAAGGGGGAGACACGCAATCCCAAAGGCTCGAGCGCAAAATCCAGAGCTCTGGCCAAGGTGCGGCGCATGACAGCTGATGATCTGGCCGATTTGACCAGCCTTCTGCTCACAGGCAACAGGGACACCATCAAGGATGTGGCCGAGGATCCTAAGAGCAGCTTCATGCAGGTCCTCACAGCCAAGCTGTTGGTCGATTGTTATAAGCGGGGGGATATCTCCATCTATAAATCGATCCTGGACAGGGTAGTGGGTGCCCCGCGGCAAGCCAAGAGCGTCGAATTGACCGGCAAGGATGGGGCAGCTTTGGATTTCAACGTGAGCCGCACAGAGATGACGCTGGAGGAGAAGGTGGCCAGGGCTGATGCTTTGGCCAAGGCCAGGCAAGAGGCAGGAGAGGACTGAGAATAGAGCAGAGCTGGGCCTTGATTTCGCCTTAGCAGCTGCATTATTGTCCTGCCCATGCAATCTACCCCTGCCCCCAAAAACAAGACCTTTGTGAGGTACGCCAACCGCAAGCTCTATGATTCAGACACCAGAAGCTATGTCACAACAGACCAGCTGCTTGACATGGTGCAGCGTGGTGTCTGCTTCAACGTGATCAACAGTGGCAATAAAGAGGCCTACACAGCCCAGGTCCTGTGCCAGATGCTGTGGAAGCTGAGCCGCCTGCAGGTGCCCATCGACATCGAGCAGGTGTTGAGCGTGCTCAAGAGCTGCCTGGACAAGCAGGGGGGCTTGCCTGCCCACATCACCAAGCCCAAGAGCGTATCGAGCAAACAATCTCAGCCAGAAGAGGATCTAAGCTTATGAGTGGTACCGTCAATCGCGTCATCCTTATTGGGCATCTTGGGGCAGATCCTGAGATCAAGTTTATGACATCTGGCAATCCCATGTGCAGCTTCAGGCTGGCCACCAGCAAGACCTGGAAGGACAAGGACGGCAACAGCCAGGCGCGCACGGAGTGGCACAGGATTGTCATCTGGGGCAAGCAGGCTGAATCCTGTGGCCAGTATTTGCGCAAAGGCGCTCTGGCTTATGTGGAAGGCGAAATCGAGACGCGCAAATTCCAGGACACCCAGGGCATAGACCGCTACATCACCGAAATCAAAGCTCGAGACGTGCGCTTCCTGGGCAGCAAGCCCCAGGCCGATAGCAGCATGGCTGAGATGGGCTACAGCACCCAGGCCAAGGCTTCAGCTCCCTATGAGGACAAGGCGATGGGCTATGATGAGGTGCAACAGGACGTGCCCTTTTGAGGAAGCACCAGCTCACCAAGGCCCAGATCAAATCCCTGGTGGAGGACTATCGGGCAGGCCAGACGATTGCGCGCTGTTGCCTCAAGTATGACATCACCAGAAGCACGCTCTACAGGTGTTTGCGCAAGTATGACGAAGAGTATCTGCTTGGCCGCAAGGATGATTCTTATTACAGGATCGAGTGTCAAAGGCTCAAGGATGCGCTTGCCGAGGTGACCCTGGAGCGCAATGACTTGCGCAAGAAGCTTGAAAGCGCACAGGCCTAAGAAGGCAGGAGGAGGGACGTGCACGCTGCCGAGGAGCGCTATCAGCTCGAGAAGGAGCTGCAGCTCGAGCGCGCACGCAAGGGGCTGTTGGCCTTCACCCTGGCCACCAAGCCTGATTTTGAGATCAATTGGCATCACAGGGCCATTTGCCGCGCCGTCAATTATCTCAAGGCCAGAAGAACACCCAGGGAATTGCTGGCCACCTGGGGCATCAAGGGCAAGCGCTTAGAGCAGCTGCTCAGCAATCCCCACCCCGTCACCAAGCTCTATGCTGGCTGCACCAGGCCTGAGATCATCGACAAGCCCATCACAGGGCTGCAGGTGATGGTCCACCCCAGAGCAGGCAAGACTGAGATCATCAGCCGCCGCGCTCCTGCCTGGTGGCTGGGCCTTGACCCTGAGGCCCAGATTGTCGGCTCGAGCTATGGGGCTGAACTCTCCAGCCGCAATAACAGAGACGTCCAGCGCGTCATGGACACCGATGTCTATAGGGAGATCTTCCCCAAGACCAGGCTCTGGTCCAGTAACGTGCGCTCCGTGGCCCAGGGCACCTGGCTTCGCAACAGTGATATCTTTGAGATTGTCGGCCATAAGGGCTGCTATAAGTCTGCAGGCGTGTCTGGCCCGTTAACTGGGATGGGGAGCAATCTGGCTTTGCTCGATGATCTCACTAAGAATCGAGCTGAGGCAGAGAGCGCTATTATCAGGGAGCGTAATTGGGACTGGTACACATCGACGCTCTACACGCGCCTGGAGAAGCTGGCCAGCAAGATCATCATCAACACCAGGTGGCATGAGGCCGATATTTCAGGGAAGACCCTGGCCCAGGCCCAGGGGGACCCTCAGGCCGATCAGTGGTTTTGCCTGGTCTTCCCAGCCATTCTGGACACAGAGCCTGGCCCGGCCGATCCGCGCAAGCACGGAGAGGCCCTGTGGCCTAACAAATTCAATCAAGAGCGCATGATGTCCATCAAGGCATCGGTGGGCACCTATGAGTGGGAATCTCTGTATCAGCAAAGGCCTTCACCCCGCGGGGGGGGGATCATTTCTGATGGATGGTGGCAATGGGTTGGCAATCTACCAGAGGCTCTAGGGCAATGGGTGATCTCAGCCGATCTGTCATTTGAAGACCGGGGGGATTTCAGCGTCTTTCAGGTGTGGGCCGCCAGGGGGGCTGAGCGCTACCTGGTCGATAGCGTACGCAAGCGCATGACCTTCACCGATCAGATCAAGACCATGGAGCGGCTGTGCCACAAATACCCCATGGTCACGGCCAAGCTGGTGGAGAAGGCGGCCAACGGCGCGGCTCTGATCGACACCCTCAAGCGTAGCATCCCAGGCATCATCCCCATCAAGCCCACTGGCTCCAAGGAGCTGAGGGTGGATGCCATCAGCCCCATCATCGAGGCAGGCAACGTCTTTTTGCCCAAGCCTGAGGTGGCGCCCTGGATTACGGATTTCACCCATGAGGTGGCAGCCTTCCCCAACGGAGCCTTTGATGATCAGGTGGATGCGATGAGCCAGGCTTTGGCCTATATGGGCCGAAGAAACCTGGACCCTCTAGTGGGGATGGGCTTTGCCACAGGGAGCAGAAGCCACCTGGCCGATGGTGTGACCAGCCGCTTTTGAAGGCTGGGCAAAGCAGCGCACCAGCTCGAGCAGGGCCTGGGCATGGCCTGGCTGCCTCAAGTCATACAGCTCATTGAGCTCTGCTAGGGCCTCGAGCATCCTGGCGCGCCTGAGCCTCACATCGGCCTCAGGGCGCTTGGGGCTATTGAATGGCTCCATCTGTTGACCTTATCACAGAGCAGCCACACAGGCGCACCATGGACCCTGAGGAGCCAATCACTTGTCATGGCTATATTTGCCCAGCCGCTTAACGTCATCAGCATGTGCGCCGGAATTGGAGGCCTCGATATCGGCCTCAAGCTTGCCCTTGGAGATGCCGCCAGGACTGTCTGTTACATTGAGAGGGAAGCCTATTGTGCCCGCGTCCTACAGGCGCGCTGTGAAGACGGGCATCTTGACGATGCGCCTATCTGGTCTGATGTGCACACCTTCGATAGCGCGCCGTGGCGTGGCAGCGTGGATCTCATCACTGCAGGCTATCCGTGCCAGCCCTTCTCCCTCTCAGGCAGGCGGCAAGGGGAGCAAGATGAGCGCCACCTGTGGCCACAAATCTTGCGACATATCCAAGCAATTGAGCCTGCCTTTGTTTTCTGTGAGAACGTGCCCGGCCACCTTACCTTGGGATTTGAGCAAGTCTGCCAAGACCTATCGAGCCTGGGCTACCGCATTGAGGCAGGCATCTTCAGCGCGGCTGAAATCGGCGCACCTCACATTCGCCAGCGGCTCTACTTTCTTGCCCACGCCGCGGGCTCAAGATGGCAAACACGCTCAGGCCACAGGCTGGGAGCTGGGCCGCCACCAGAGCAAGGACCTGTTGCATGTGAGAGTGGCCAGACAAGCAATGTGGCCCACGCCTCAGGCGCACGATGCCCAGAAGGGCAATCCTGCCAGAGTGGGCCGATACGGGACCAGGCACGGAGGGCGCAATCTAAACGACGAGGTGGCGATGTGGCCCACGCCCCTTGCGACCGAGGCCGTAAGCAGCTCTGGGCCCAATGCGGCCAGTGGCACGATCCAGAGTGGGCTGCTCAATCCGATGTGGGTAGAGTCATATCTAATGGGCTACCCCACAGGGTGGACCGCCTTAGGGCCCTTGGCAATGCCGTTGTGCCCCAAGTAGCAGCTCACGCCTTCAGCACCCTGTTGGCCCAGCTCGAGCTCCAATCTGTCGAGCCAGATTCAGATGTGGCTTAGCGGCTGATATTTCTTGCCCTGGCCTGTTTGCCCTCTTGTCCCTAATCCTCCATTCTAGCCCCCAGGCCAGCATTGGCATAGGCTGTGGCAGAATCTTGAAAGCTTTGGGGGCACCGTGGCGGATCAATCAGGCGTAATCAGTGGCTCGCAATCTTTGCAGGCCTGGCAGAATCAAGAAATGGTCAATCGGAATTACGTTGACCTTCGCACCATTGGTGCCACAGGCCTCAAGCAATTCTCTGGCTTCATAGAGGAGAGCAGCCTCCGTGATCTCTCTGGGCGCCGTGCTGTCGAAATCTATAAGGATATGGGAGATAATGACGCTACCTGTGGCGTAATTTTGTATGCCCTAACCCAGATTTTGCGCCAGGTGAGCTGGACTGTGGCTCCTGCCAGCACAGCACCCTTTGACCGTGAGGCTGCAGACTTTCTTGAATCGGCCATGCATGACATGGAGGAGAGCTGGACAGATTTCATCAGTGAGGCCTTTCTGGGGATGCTCAGATTTGGCTTCAGCCTCCATGAGATCTGCTATAAGCGCCGGGCAGGGGATGCCGAAGAGTCTTATCTTAGAAGCCACTATGCTGATGGCCGTGTCGGCTGGCGCGGGCTGCCTGGGCGCTCTCAGGACACCATCTATCGGTGGATTTTTGATGACTGTGGCCGCCTGCTAGGAGCAGAGCAGCAAGCTCCCCCTCACTATCGCATTGTCCACTTGCCCATCGACAAGTGTTTGCTCTTCCGTACCACCATGGAGAAGGACAATCCTGAAGGAAGGTCCGTCTTCAGATCGGCCTATAGATCGTGGGTGATCAAGCGTGGCCTGGAGAATCTGGAGGCCTCAGGTGTCGAGAAGGATATTAGCGGCTTGCCCATTGTGTGGGTGCCAAGAGAGCTGCTTGCCCTAGCCCAAGAAAGCCCCGTCTACCCCAACGGCGATCCCAATAAGATGGTGCAGCAAGCCCAGGCCATGGTGGCGATGTACCGCAAGATGGCCACCGAGGTGCGGCGTGATGCCCATGAGGGCCTGGTGATGCCTCTGGACTATGACGAAGCTGGCCATAAGCGCTTTGACATCACCTTGCTGCAATCAGGTGGCCCACGCGCCTTTGACCTGGACCGTATTGTGACCCGCTATGATCAAAGAATTGCCATGAGCGTCATGGCCGATTTCTTGCTTCTGGGGCAGGGAGCCACAGCTCAGGGCAGCTGGGCCATGCATTCTGATAAGAGCAAGCTCTTTCTGCAATCCATTGCCTCCTACCTTCGCATCTTCATCGACACCTTCAATAAGACGGCCGTGCGCAAGCTGATGCGGCTCAACACTTTGGAGATGTCGGATTTTCCAAGGATCGAATTTGGCAGCCTCGAGCGTGTGGACCTGACAGAGATGGGGGACCTGCTCACCAAGTGTGCCCAGGCTGGCATGGAGCTCTTCCCTGATGACGAGCTGGACGCGCACATTCGGCGTGTGGCGGGCTGGCCTGAGCGTGCTGTGGATCTGGTGGACACCCCAGATGTCCAGCCTCAGCCCACCGATGCCAGTGAGGTCTTAAGAGAGATCCACAGTGATGAGGAGGCCGAGGCCCTCAAGACGGGGCAGGATCCCTTCGCGGGGCCTGTCACCAATGCGCGCCCTGTGAACACCCACCCCATGACCAATAAAGACATCACCTAAGCGCCATGCAGAAAGCTTCCAACACCAGCCTCTTCACCAAGCCCTTGCGCTTGGGTGGCCACACTTTGACCCGGCGCAAAAGTGATGCCACCAGCCCCACCAATCCCCCCAGTGAGCCTTTGCCCCCTGTGCCCAGGACAATCCCCAGGATGCCCAGCCAAGACCGGCTGGGGACATCCTTGGGCGCCACCAGCCCCAGGAGCGTGGCCTCCCAGCCGCTGCCCCAGGAGCCACAAAGCCCCGTCTTCAGGATGCAGCCCCCTGTGCACAATCCGTCCTTCTCAGGCCACTCTCACCAGCCCTCCTGGGCCACGCCCTCGGCGGCCAGCCAGGAGATTAGGGATCTGGATCTGCCCCGCGATGCGCCGCCTGTCTTTCGCGTGATGACAGACGCTACCGAAAGGCGAAGGCTGCAGACGGAGCTGAGGGTGAAGCCTTTGGCCCAATCGGTCTATGGCCGGGCCATTGTCCACCTGTTGACCTTGCCATGGGTGGTAGCGCCCTCAGGGCTTGCGGCCTGCTACCTTGGGGACGGCCAGGAGCTGGGCGCGGCCAGTGACATCGCCAGTTACATCAACATGCTGGTGTGCGGCGCTGAAGCCTTTGCCGCGCCCTATGCAGACATTCTGGCTGTGCACCAGCTGGGCCATCTCAATCGGCTGTTGGTCAGATCCGGCCTGTCCCCCATCGCGCCAGGCCCGCTGCCTCAGCCCTGGGGACCCTTGGCAGCCCGCCAGCCGCCAGAATTTTTGCTCGAGGGCTTCAAGATGCGCACAGCTCCCCCCTCTCAGGACTCATCCACCCATGCCTGATTTCACCAGCTATCCCCCCCAGGTGCGCACCCATCACAGGACACGGAGCCAGGCCAGCAATCACTCCAGCCACAGCGCCATAAGCACCCAGAGCGCCCCCAACGTGCCCACGCCCACCATGGAGCATCTGATGCGCACCATTGCGCTGGCGCCCAGGGGCAGCAAGCTGGCCCAGGACGCGGCCAAGGCGCTGTTGGTGGCCGAAAGTGAGCGGCGCACCAGAACGGGCGTGCCCCTGTCTCCCATCCCCTCCCCTGGGCTGCCCCAGGAGCCACCCAGAAGGCCTGAGCCACCAGCCGCGGCGCTTATTGGGGCCAAGATGATGGAGGATAACCTGGGGGAGGACCCCTTTGATTTGGATGTGCCTGAGGATGTGGAGCCAGAATCTCAGGGGAGCTCTTCCTCCTCCTCCAAGACGTCCCCCACCTTCACCCCATCTCCTGGCGGGCTGGGCCAGTGGCCTCTGATCCCCAGCTATCCTCCCCCCGCGGCTCAGCCCTCAGAGAAGATGCGCAAGCCCTCTTTGGATCTGCTCATCGGCGGCCAGGAGAGCACCCCGCCAGGCGTGGCCCATCGGCCACTGGTCTTGCCTGAGGATGACTTGCTTCCCCCGCTGTTGCACCATGTGATGCCCAGCCAGGCGGCCTTGGCCATCTTCTGGAGGGGAGCTGCCCCTCAAAAGTTTGCCATCATCACAGACAGGGCAGGGCCCACTGGCACCGATGACACCTTCCCCATCACTGTGGCGGCCAATCACACCCAGATTATTGAGATGCCTCGAGCGTGGGCAGGCTTCATCCAGCGCATCACCGATGACATCAACACGCCAGCCACACGCGCCCATGTGGCTTTCGATGCCTATAAGGCCTTCAGCTTCTTCTTCGTCAATTATGTCCATGGCAATAATGGTCCTGTCTTCATGCAGGCTGAGCCATCTGGTGTCCGGGCTGGGAGCAGGCTCAGAGCTGTGAGCTTGGCCCCTCCCTCCATCCTGGGGACATCCCCCAATAAGAGCCAATACGTCCTGCCCACCTGGCATGGGCCCAATCATCGACGTGAGGCCATTGTGCGCTTCTATCAGAATTTCTTCAGCAGCCCCCAGTCTGGGGCTGTCTTGTCCCAAGAGGAGGCCGAAGCCACCCAGGTGACGCGGGACCGGCATATTGTGCTGGATTTTGCCTAAGAGGCCCAATGGGGCTTTGCGCGCCGTAATGCGTCATTTTGCATTGACCTGGCTGTTTGCCCTCTGTTAGGTCCAAGCGCATGAAAATCACCATTGACCTGGAGCAGGACCCCAAGACCCCCATTGCCATTGCCACGCACGGACAGGCCGAAGAGCGGGCCACGGCAAAAATCTGCCTCAACACCCTCAAGGTCCTCAAATCGCGCAACTTTTCAGGCTCTCAGCTGATGGCGATTGAGACCCTGGTGGCCCCTTTGCAAAAAGCTGTGCGCGGCGCCCAGAAGAGGGCAGCCCATGACGGATGATCTGGAGCCAGAGCAGATCATGGCCAGCATCCAGGCTGAGATGGCACAGACGCGCCCTCAGGTGATGATTCTCGATCCTGTGGCGTATGCCTTTATGCAGGGTGTGCGCATCAGAAAGCATAAGAAGCGGCGCATCTTCTGGAAGCTGTATAAGCGGGCCATGGCTGATGCTGGCGTGGCTGTGTCCAACATAGGACACCGCAAAAATTATTAGCCCCTCTTAGATGGTGCCATCCTCCCAGCTTTTGAGGGGGGATGTCATGCAGGCTTTGACTTGGCTCACCAGCGCTCTGGCGGCCAGCACAACGGCTCGAGCTTCCAGCAATCCATATCAGGCCCTGGCTCCCCAGACGCCCTCAGCCGCGGCCTCCTCGGCTCAGGAGACCGTCTTCCCGCTGGAGATGCAGCCCCCAGGCTATGCCCCGCCTGTGTGGCCCAAGCAGGCTTTGCAGCTTCCCAAGGTGCAGCTGGAGGCTCGAGCTGTGACAGGCTACAGCAATCTGGCCACGCGCAACGGCAAATGCCTGGACGTCCCCAGTGGGCAATTTCGCAATCAGCAAGCGCTGCAGCTGTGGGATTGCGGCGCCAGCAATAATAATCAGCAATTCAAGCTCTCAGGCAGCCAGCTCAAGACCCTCAATAACATGTGCCTGGACGTCCCCAATGGCGCTCTTTATTACGGCGCGCCCTTGCAGCTGTATGCCTGCTCCACAGGCACCAATCCCAATCAGATGTTTGAAGCTGTCGGTGGCACCCTTCGCAAGAGGGGCACCAATTGGTGTCTTGATGTCAAAGACGGCCACTATAACAATGGCGGCTCTTTGCAGCTGTGGAGCTGTGACTGGAATATGAATGGCAATCAACACTGGACCCTGGGCACGCCCATCCAGGTGACAGCCCAAAGCCCAAGCAGCTTTTTGGGCTATGGCACCATCTCCTGGGATTCTTTTTTGACCCTGCATCCTGAGCTCAAGCCCTGGGGGCAGGCCTTTCAAAGCGCGGCCACGGCCAATGCCCTGGTGCCCACCTTGCTGGGCGCGATTGCCGCCACTGAATCCTCCTTCCAGGAGAGGCCCGGCAACGGCTGGGGCATGTTTCAATTCTCTGATGATTCGGCCTGGCGGCAATTTGGGGATGGGGGAGACAGGCAGAATGCCCAAGATGCCGTCTGGGCAGCGGCGCGCTATATCCGCTTCCTGCTCAATCAGGCCAATCAGAATCTGGACCAGGCCTTGCGCGATTATAATGGGCCCCTGAGCCAAGGCGGCAATCCCCAATACCAGAATGAAATCAGGACCTGGATGAGCGGCGGCTCTCCTTGGTGAGGCTGCTTAATTCGGCTCTCAGATGATTTTTACGCCATAATGACGCATTGCTCTTGAATTGGCCTCCTGGCCTTTGCTTCTGTTGTGTCAAACGCGCCATGCGCAACAGACGCAAAGGTTTGCAGACATGACCAAGAGCTCCCCCAAAGCTCTTCGATCCACACGCCGCTACCCCAAGCTCACAGAGAAGGAGGTGGCCTATATCATCGAAAGGCTCGAGCAGGGCGCTACAGCCAATCTCATGGCCGAAGAGATGGGTGTCGATAAGAGGCTCATCAGGGGCATCAAGTACCGCAAGCTATGGGATTACATGCCCAGAACTGTGGACTTTGGCAGCCCTCAGTCTGTGTCCAGATTCAAAATCAGCAAAGAGAGCTGTGAGGGGATTTGGCATGGCTATTACACCGAGGGCCTCTCAGCTCAGGCTTTGGCAGACCGATACCAGATCACCAGAAATGTTGTGCGCCAGATCCTCACCAGGGGCACCCATAAGGAGCACACCAAGGATCTGGTGGAATCCTTCCCTGAGAATGGGCGCACCAATCGCAAAGAATCGCCACTGAAGATTAAGGACCAGGATGTGGCCTGCATGAGCTGCCAGAAGCTCTTCAAGCCAGGCAATAAGCGCCGCAAGACCTGCAGCAAGGACTGCCTCAGCCAGGTCAAGAGGGCCATCATCGCGGCCAGGTATCCTAAGAAAGCCCCTGAGGCCGAAGAGCTGCAGCCCCAGATTCTTCAGGTCCCTTGAATGGGGGCACGTTCTCTGCTTGTCTTGGCCCATGCCCATGCCCAGAGCAGAGAGCCGCCGATTCTTAGAGAGACAGGCCAAGACGTGGGCCAAGACTGGTGACACGCCACCAGGCCATGATGGCTGGAGGCCTAAGGTGCGCGCCGATTGCTCCACCTTCCCCAGGCCCTGCCCCTTTGTGGGCTGCAAGTATCATCTCTTCTTGGATGTCGGCCGTGAGGGACAGATCAAATATAACTTTGGGGATGATGTGGAAGCCCTCAGCAAGATGACAGACACCTGTGCTCTTGATGTGGCCAATGAGGGTGGGATGCAGCTGGAGAGCGTGGGCGCCAGGATGAATGTGACCCGCGAACGTGCGCGCCAGCAAGAAGAAGAGGGCTTGGCCAAATTACGCATTGCCCAGGCCTGTGCTGAGCCAGAAGACATCAGTATTCCAGAGCACAGATACGGCTGATTTGTGTGCCTCTGAGGGCTGGGATCTTGCTGTCTTTTGAGCAGATAGCGCACCCTCTTGAAGAGAGCGCCACCAAGCTGGTCCAAAGATAGGCCGTGCCTAAGCGCGCTAAGGGAGACTCCCCTGGGCAAGCGCAAAGAGACTCCCAACAGAGTCACTGTCCACATCAGTGAGATTGAGGACCATGGCAGCCAGGAGCCAAAGCTTATGCCCTCCTGGCGGCCACGCTCACGCCAGGACTGCATCCAAGGGCCGCGGCCTTGCCCCTTTGTGGGCTGCAGGCATCATCTTTATTTGGATTTCACCCCTGTGGGCAGCGTCAAATTCAATTTCGGCCACCAGGAGGAGACACTGGCCCAGATGCCAGAGACCTGCAGCCTCGATGTGGCTGATAGAGGGGAGCATGACATGACCAAGATTGCAGACTATCTGAATGTTACCCCAGCCAGGGTGCAGCAAGAGGTGGCCTCAGCCCTGCATAAGCTTCGCATGTATGGCCTCAATGCCCAGCTTGCCATCACGCCTGAAGATGTGGATGGGACCTGAGAATGTGGCGATTTACACCGATCTATAAGTCTGGCCGCAAGGTCAAGCAGCCCAATAAGCAGCGCACAACAGACAAGCGTGAGGCCTTCATCCGGCAAGCTGAGCGTGCTGTGAAGATGTCCTTTGTGGATGGTGTGACCAAATTCAAAAAGCGCATCAGCCAGGACAAGCTGGCCCAGATGTATGAGCAGCGCGATTACACAGCCATGGACCAGCACATCGGCTGGGATGAGCTCGAGGGGCACCTGGGCAAAACATCCCAGGCCATTGATGACATCTTCGACAAGTCATTTGACCATGCCATCAAGAGCCTTAAGGCCGATGAGGTCAATCCAGAGTACGTCAACACTGTCCAGACCAAGGGTGTCCAGCAAAAGCTCAAAGCCCGCCAGAAGAAATACCTGGTGGACTTGAAGGACAATCGAGAGGGCATCCACCAGATGATTGCCGAGGGGCATAAACTTGGGCGCACACCCAGGCAGGTGGCCCTGTCCATCAAGAGCCAGATTGCGCTGTCGGACACCCAGCGCAAGGCTGTGGCCAATTTTCAGGCGGGCCTCGAGCAGAAGGGCCTCAGCCCCAGCGCCATTGCGCGCCGTGTAGCCTCCAAAGAAAGGAGGATGCTCAATGAGCGGGCCAACCTGATTGCCATCACAGAGACCAGGGTGGCCGCTGCAGCTGCAGAGACCGTTGTGTGGCAGAAGCAGGCCAAGGACGGCCTTCTGGATCCATCTACTGTGAGGGTGTGGGCAGCTGAGCCTGATGCCTGTGAGGAGATCTGCAAGCCCATGGATGGCACAACAGCTCCCTTGGATGGCAAGTGGACCCTGCCTGGTGGCCGCCAGGTTACTTATCCGGCTGAGAGCCACCCCCGTTGCCGATGTGTTGTGTTTCTTCAGGATGGTGACTAGCCAGCCAGGCCTCTCTGAATCTGCACAGAGCAGCAATGCTCTCATATAGGCCCGATTCTGGGGCATCAGGATCGATATAGACCGTCATCCATCCGCATGAATTGAGATGATACAGCTTGGATGCGTCTGCTAACGCCTTGCTGGGTGTTGTGTGCCAGGTGTTATGGACTTCTATGGCGACACGGCCAGGCATATGGGCAAGATCGATATTATACTTGAAGACTGCAGCCTGAGGCCGAAGCACCAATCCAAGGGCCTTGAGCCGCGCCTGCACCTTCCTTTCATTCTCACTCTGTCGGCACGCCTTCTCATTGGCCAATGCTGCAGCAATCATTCGACGCTGGGGAGCTTTGCGCCCTCTGGTGGCCTGGTGCGCAGCCTCTGTCAAAGCCATGCGCTCTTCGATGGATAATGCCTTCATCCTGGCAAGGTTGGCTTCTGTGCCAGTAAGCGGCCTGAGGCCCAGCATCTTAAGCCTGTGCCTGATGACGGTCCTGGTACTGTTGAGATGCTTTGCCAAAGCAAGCGTGCTGAGGCCCTTTGCGTGCAGCTCTCTTAATCTCTCTTGATCAATCATAGCCTTGAGAGGACTGCCTGCCCCCCGGATCTGAATCCCTTGGTCTACCAGGATCTCACGCACGATAGCTGGATCTAATTTTAGGGCACGCGCTAATATGCTGTACCCTGTGCCCTTCCTGTAATCCTCGCATAAGGTGCGCAGCTGCTCTGGATTGAGGCCATAACAATTCATGCAACGGCATTAGATTGGAGATGCGCGCAATGTCAATGGCACCTGGGCAGCTGCCCCCCTACAGCCCCTCTCCCCCTCCCCCGCTGTATCGGCCAGTGGCGCCCATGCTCATCCGTTATCCCTCTGAGGCAGAGTCTTCTTACAGCGTCGATTTCACGGACACCTATGAGCCTGTCACCTGTGACAGCTGTGCACAGAGCTCTCAGGCCACCCTTGAGGCCTGGGCCAGGCTGTGCTGTTGCACCCCCCAGAGGGGACCTTGCTGGCTCAAGGAATTATGGGACCGCTTGCTGGCTTCGGTGACCTGGGGATGACGCGCTGCATCTTGGCTCTTGGCTGGGCCTCAAAGCCCATGCTATGCTGGCCAACATGCATAGACATTTCATCACCTTCAGCATTGCCCTCTTCCTTCACGCGTGTGCCGTCAATCGTCTGGCTGCCACGTCTGCCCAGGATCCTAACGATCCTGTGGGCAAGGCTGTGGATGGGCTGGCAACGGCGCTGTTTCAACAGGAGCAGCCTGCCCTCAATGCTGCCGTGGCCAACCTGCCACCTGAAGCGCAAGCGCTGATTCAGGCTGCTTATGTTGCGCTCGAGCAGGCTGTTAAGAAGGCCGCTGATGCCGGTCTTGATTACTTGACTGCCCCTGAAGGCGTGGATCCGCAAAATACGGTCAATGACCTTGCATCTATCGCCAACATTCTTCACGAAACAATCCATGACCCAAACACCATCCAGAGCGTACCGCCCTCCGAAGAACAATTATAAGCCCGCTGCCGTCCAGCCTGAAGGTGAGCGCCTTTGCCCTGCCTGCAATCAGAAATTGTGGCTCAGGGAAGGTGAGAACGCCTCGGCCTTTGCCAAGCGCACCTACTGCAATCTCAAGTGTAGCAGGCGCGGCATGAATCGCCAGATGGTCTATCCAAGGGCCAGCCATTAGGCCTCAGAGGCTGAATTAGCCTACAGTGAAGCCATCTTTGGATGGAGTCACGGATGAGTCACACTGGCAAACAAGCTTTCGTCAAAAGCCTTCGCAAGAGCGTGATGGGCCGCTTGCGGCCTCTTTCAGGCCCTGAGCGGCTCGATTACATCCAGCTGATGGGCCAGGGCATCCCAGAGGCTGAGGCCCGCGCCATTGCCCAAGGCTACCAGGCCATCACCAAGAGTGAGGGCAGGGCCAGTGAGGGCTATTTGCGTGCCTACCATCAGGCAGCCAAGAGCCAGCTCCCCCCATGGCAGCACGCGCTGCTCCATAAGGCCGCCTTGGGCCCAGCTGTCTCCTTGGGCCATGCCCACGCCAAGGCGCGCAAGGATGTGAGCAAGCAGGCCTTCATTGCAGAGCTCGAGGCCCTCAAAAAGCGCATCAAGGATGTGCAGGCCGAGATCGGCAAGGCCAGCCCCCTGGCCTCAGAGGTCCATGTGCCTGTGCCTTTGGGGGGCAAGAAGAAAGAGGAGAAGCTGCTTGTCCTCAAAAGAGCACCCAATGTGGAGCCAAGCGCCCAGGAGCTGGCCTATATCCAGGCCGCCTATGATCTGCAGACCCCCACGCTCCCAAGAGACACCGATGAGGGCCAGGTCGATCCTTCTGTTGCCCCGCTGATGCAGGCCAACAGGCTGGTGCAGGGCATGGATGCTGAGATGATGACAGGGGCTGTTACGGCCGAAGAGGCCAGGCAGCGGGCCTCCAGAGCCATCAGGGAGCGCCCAGGCCTGTTTGCCCAGGTGGGCGTGCCCCAGGCTGTGCGCCACCTGCATGGGCTGATGCTGGACATCGGCTCTGGCACCCAGCGCGCTCCAGGCCACCTGGGCCTGGATGTGTTTGCCTATGACCATGGCACCATTCTGCATGATGTGGAGCTGGGCCTGCCCTTCCCAGATGGCAGCGTACGCGTCATCCGTCTGCACCATGCCCTCCATGACATCTTGGGCAACGTGGGAGCCAATCCAGATCCCATCCCCCTGCTCAAGGAGTGTCAACGTGTGCTGATGGAGGGGGGGATCCTGGACTATGCAGGCCCTGAGCCGCTGATTGAGCCAGAGCAGGACTGGCCCTTGCCGGGCCTGGTCCTGCTCGAGCAGGGAGGCCAGCCCTTTGGCACCCAGCAAACCTTGAAGAGGGTGCCTCTGAGGGTGCCCGCCTATCACGGAGCTGATGCCACCTATGCCCCAGCTTCGCCTTTGCCTCTGGACATGCAGATGGCCCTGGCCGCCTATAATACCGCACCAGCCGATGTGGCGATGGCAAATCTTGTCCATAAGAGCGCTGGCCGCATTGTGCCCATCGCAAAATCAGATGCCATGCGCCAGATTGTCACTGGTGTTGTCCTCAGCCCCAATGAGCTGGACACCCAGGATGATTACATGACCCCTGAGGACATCGAGCTGGCCGCGCACAATTATCTGAAGCAATCCAGAGTGGTAGGCTCAGAGCATGGGCGCCCCATAGATGCAGGTGTTGTGGAGAGCTATATTGCCCCACAGGATCTTGTCTTTGAGGGCCCTGATGGACCTGTGGAGGTCAAGAGGGGCAGCTGGCTGATGAGCGTGCACGTCTCAGATAAGCAAGAGTGGCAGCAATTGATGGATGGGGAATATACAGGCTTCAGTGTCGGCGGCCTTGGGACGCGCCTGATGGCAGCCTGATGTGGCAAAAACAGCCTCGGTGATTTGTTTTGCCCGCGCTTTTGCCCCATCTTGAAACCTATCCCTTGGAGTAACACCGATGCGACGGCTCAAAGACCTTGATGTGCATGAAATCAGCCTGGTGAAGAGAGCCGCCAATAAGCGTCGGTACCTGATCGTAAAATCCGAAATTGGAGCCTCGAGCATGGCCACATCCCCAGCCTCCCCTTCAGCCAACGCGGCGCAGGATCTGCTTGCTGCCATGGCAAGCATCCCCCGGCAAAAGCTGGAGCACATTGCTGTCATCGCAAAAACAGCCAAGAGCCGCGTCAAAAAAGCCGATGGTGACATCCCTGAGGGTGACATGCCCGCCGATGATGTCCTGCCAGAGGATGCACAGAACGCCCTGAAGGCGGCCTTTCGCATCCTGGCACCCTACTCTGAAGCCATCAGCGCTGGCACCATGGCCGATTTTGCCGATGCCCTGGGTGTAGAGGGTGACGAAGAGGCCCAAGAGGACGCTGAGGCCGCCGATGGCACCGATGACGGCGCCGATGTTGGCAAGGCCGATGATGCCAAGATCGAGGAGCTGGGCAAGGCTGAGGACTCCGAAGAGGAGAAGGATGCTGAGGCCCAGAAGACCGATGAGGTCAAAGACGAAGAGCAGGGTGAGGACGTCCCCCCAGCTGTTGCCAAGGCCGATGGGATGCCGGACTTTGCCGATGCCTCTGATGCAGACAAGGAAGCAGCTCTGGCTGCAGCGCGCACCGCGTACGCTGAAGCCATGAAGCAGCGGGGCATCTCTGAGGCTGCTCAGAAGGCAGCTGATGAGACTGATGCCGAAGATGAGGATGAGGACGTGGCCAAATCCGTCATTGGCAAAAGCGCTCTGAATCTCAAGGGCTTAGACAAGAGCCAGCGCGCCATTTTGGAGCCTGTCCTCAAGAGCCACTTTGAGCGCTTTGAAGAGCTCGAGCGGGCCAATCGTGAGCTGGTCGCAAAATCCCAGAAGCTCGATGAAGAGATGCAGCGCCGGGAATTTATTGCCAAGGCCGCCAGAGAGTATAATGCCCTGGGCCGCCCTGAAGAGATTGGTGAGAATCTCATGCGCTTGCATCGGAAGGACCCTGAGGGCCTGGCTTCTTGGGAGCGCATTATGAAGGCTGCCAATGAGCAGATGAAACAGGGTGGAGCAGACGGCCTCTTCAAGGAGCTGGGCACGGCCATGGGCAATGCTCAGGCCTCAGGTGGCGATGCTTACACCAAGATCCAGCAGCATGTGGATGGCCTGGTGCAAAAGAGCGCCCAGGGCAAAAGCCGCGAGCAGCTCGAGGCAGAATTTCTTAACACGCCTGCAGGCCGTCGCCTGTATGCCGAAGCTAACACCCGCAATTAAAGGAGACACAGAAAATGTCCTACGCACAGCCCCTTGAGAAGATTGGCTTTCTGTCCAGTGATGATGACCGTAGCATTGTGGCGGACAATCAATTTTATGGCGTCCACCTTGGCACGGCCAAAAACATTGTCGGCGCTGGCCGCGGCAATCCCGCCGTTGTGAAGCCCTCGGCTGGTGGCAGCTTCTTCGGCGTCCTGCAAAACAATCCCATCTTGGGAGAGGCCTGTGAGCTCACGCGCAAAGGCACCAGCCAAGCCAAAGCTGGCGGCAGCTTTGCTCCTGGTGATTCTTTGAAGCTCGATGACAACGGCGCTTTTGTTTTGGCTGCAGACGGTGACACTGTTGTGGCGCAAGCCCTTGAGCAGGCCGTCTTAGGCGACATTACCACCGTTTACATCCTGGCTTAATTGCCTGGGCTTGAGGGCTGGGAGCATAGCGCGCAAGCCATGCTCTCAGCCGCGCCCAAGTGAGGACCCATGGCCATAGGCACGACCATCTATATTCCAGGATCGCGTGGCACCAGCCGCTATTTCAACACGATCCTGAGCGGCCACAGCGCGCCCCCTGATGCAGCTGGCACCCTTGGTGATTTCTGGCTGAATTTGGACACCTATGTGCTCACAGGTCCCAAGCAGGGAGACTCCTGGCCCAAGACTGGCCAGCAGCTCATCGGCGCCGAAGGCTCTGGTGGGCAAGGCTCTGGCAATCGGATTTTCTGGGGAGAAGGTCCTCCCTCTGATAGCCTCAATCCTGCAGTAAATGATGCCTATATAGACATCACCAACATGGCGCTCCACCGAGCGTCTTAAAGGACATTTGATCATGGCTACTTGGGGCAATGCGATCTCTTTGAAGGGCGCCAAAGGCGAAGCTGGAAGCAAGATTTATTTTGTGACTGGCGCGCCCACCGATGCGACGGCATCGGCCGTTGTGGGTGATTGCGCTTTCAGCGCTGATACCTTCAAATTCTACCAGCGCACCGAAGCGGGCTGGCCCACCGATGGTGCCCTCCTGCAAGGCCCTATGGGCATCAATGGTGTGGATGGCAGCTTTTTTACTGGCGCTGATGCACCCACGGCAGATCTGGGCGCGGGCCACAGCGCGATCTACTTTCAGGCCACTGGCGAGGTCTGGACCCGCGATGTTGAGGGTGACTGGATTGACTCTGGCCAGAATTTCAAGGGCGCTCAGGGTGACGTTGGCCCGGCCGGCCAAGACGGGGCCCGCGGCACCCAGACCTATACGGGCCAGGGCGCGCCTTCGGCGGATCTGAGCACCTTTGTGCCGCCAGCTGTGGCAGGTGATCTGTATTATGACCTTTCAGAGGGTGGCCCCACCCTCTACATCCTGGGCGCTTGATCCAATTCCCCTTCGGCCTGAGGTCCTTCAATGCCCACTTGGTCTAACGGCATCCCCCTGAAAGGCGCGCAAGGCCTGGCAAGCCCAGGCTTGCGCAGCGGCTCAGGGGCACCTTCTGCAGTCAATCCAGCCATTCAGATGGATGGAGATTTCTTCATCCAGACAGACGTTGTGCCCAACCTGTTGTTTGGGCCGCGCCGCAATGGCTCTTGGCCCGCTGAAGGCTTTGCCGTATCAGGTGGCCTGAATCGGTCTGGCAACGGTCCCCCACAGAGCTCCACAGGCTCTGTGGGGGACGTCTACTATGATCTTCAAAACAGCTTCTTCTACCCTCCAAAGACGCTGCAGGGCTGGACAGCCGCGCCCATCTCCATCACTGGCCCCACAGGCCCAAGCATCCAGGCCCAGCCTCAGCTTGGCACCTACGTGGCCAGTGGAGGCCCTGGTGTGCAGGTGAGCGGCGTGACGGCCTCTGGCACAGCCCAGGTGATGTCGGCGGCTGGCACAACCTTGGCTGGCTACTTTGTGCCTGTGACGGCCTCGGCCTTCATGGGCGCCACAGTGACCAGCTATGGCAACAGCACAGCCAGCTTGACCTTCACGCTCTATGACCAGACCGCTGGTGTGGCTGTCTATTCAACATCGGCGGCCAAGGGCACGGTCAACAGCGTGGGCATGTTCAGCGCCGCCCAGTACCCCATGGTGCAGGGGCACACGTACGTCTGGCAGCTCACTGGCTCAGGCACCGCCTATGCCAGCATCGCGCCGCAATACTTGATGCCCTCTTCCACCCAAG